TTTCAAGTAAAGTTCAACATGAGAGTTTTTAACTAGGAAGTTAACCCACGATTTCCAAGGCTTAGAACCATATTTGAATCGTGCGATAAATGCGGGCTTCATCTTACCAACCCATGATGGATGACAATTTGGATTGAACTCATCCATTGTTTGTGAACCCTCGTAAGGACCGTTGTACATAAGGAACGAACCGTCCCATGTGAAACTTTCTTTGTCAAATCGTGTATACATAATCATCTCTCTTTATCTATTCAATACAAGTATTATATCAAACTAGAGGATAATTACAAGGGTTTTTTTAGAATAATTTGTTATATGCTTATAACTTTTTGGAATAAGAGGACTTTACGGCCCAATGATGACGTTTGGTGCGCCAGATATGATTGCGCCCTGATCGGCACCATCTCCAACTCGATTTGCGGGTATTCCGCCAAAGAATACTTTTGGTGATCCTGCGAGGGTGAATGCGGGGTGAGGAATACACTTATCGCCTGCTAAAATTGTATGAGGAGCGATAGGACTGCCTGTAACAGCACCAAGAGAAGATGCCACAATTACTTTAGCCTGTAATGAGGATGCGATAGTAGATGTTGCACTACAGGCGTGGCCTGTAATGATTGCATCTCCTACTCTTGCTGATGGTGCTGGCATAAATTAAGTTCCGTCTGGTAAATCTGGAAATCCCTCAGTACCCGGTGCGCCCATCGTGCCTGGTGGATTTAGTGCTTGTACTTTACTTATATAATCAGAACTCTTACTATATACATTTTGTCTAAGATTGAATGTACCGCTAAATGTATTGTTATTTACGCTGTTAGTAAATACAACATATACTGCTATTGTTGCTTCAATATGCTCAATAATTGGATCACCTAAATCTAATTCATATAAAGATAAAACTTCGGGATCTGTTGCGGCCTGTGCTTCTTCTACACTATTGAAATTAGCTTTCGTAAAGTCTTCCATAACACATCTATACGTTGCAGAAAATGGTACTGTCGGCCATTTAGTGTTCGTAATAGTTAATACCCCATGATTCGAATTGATTTGCGTAAAAAAGACATATCCTGTCGGTGTTGTAGGAAATGAGACCGATGCTGAAATACTCGTTACTTCCCAATCTGTTGTATTTCTATCATCGTAACCTTCTGGATATATTTCAATTTCCATGTAAGACATTTGTGGATCAGTAGTGCTTGTAAATCCAGACGTTCCTTGATAGATGTATTGAGGAGGCAGTCTTTGAATAATGCTTATCAGAGTCATTGGAGAACCGCCAACTAATCCTCTTGGAGTATATCTAGCACCATGATTAGAAAATACATCACCACCGGCTGTGTAGTAATCATCTGCTTCTATCAATCCATACACTTCTGCTTCATCGATTAAAGGCGTTGATGGGTCATCATCAAAACCCCCACGCTTATCTTCTCCTGCTCTAATTGGATTTGGAGTTTGAGTAAGTGCAGAGAAGCCATGTCTCCCAACTTTTACAAGATGAATTTCTATGATCGTAGGCTTATCAGCCACATCAGCAGAAAAGTCATCAATAGTCGTGTTTGCTATAGCAGTATTATCGTTGTTTGTATAGTATGCATTAAGCCCTGGCGAACCTGATGTGAGTTGAGTATCAGTTGTAGTTAACTGGACGACATTATCAACCAAAAGTTCAATCGTAGTACCCGTAACACGAAGTTTTACTGTATGCGTTTCACCCTGATTCCATGTGCTATTACCTGCACCGAGTGTGTAGTCTTCGACTAACACGACTACCCCACCAAGACTATCTATGCGGTTAATCGATCCATAAACACCAATGGGGCCGACAAGACCGATGGTTACATGATATCCACTTCCTGTACTTAAATCGACTCTAACAGAAGGCCCATAAAATAAATCAGTTTCCACCGCAGTCACATCTAAAACCGCTTCTTGATCAGACTGCACCATATTGCTTAAACAAGATATGGTCGGCAAATAATTAGTACCAGTGGATGGTATAATCACTTCATTCGAGACGATACGAAACCCAGTGCGAGGACTACTCCACTGATCACTATCGGCTAAAGCCTGATCACTTCTGTTAAAATTATCACTAAAGGACATTCGCTATAAACCCTGTTTATCTCTTTCTATTATATATGACTTGACGAGATTGCTTCTCACGATATCATTAGCTAGAAACTCAACAAAGTCGAACTCTCGCATATTGCGAATCACTTCCATGAATATCTTCAGTCCAGAAAGTTCTTTCTTGCGTTCGCTTGTGAGATCGTCTTGCTTTACATCGCCTGCAAAGATGATTCGACAGTCTTCACCAACACGAGTCATTACGGTGTGTAGTTCTTGATCGCTCATGTTCTGAACTTCGTCAACTACGATAATGCAGTCATCGAATGTAGAACCACGAAGAAAAGAAGTAGATATGAACTCTACATTGTTCCGTTGCTTGAGAATCTCGTATGCATCGCCTCTACCAAATAGCTTACTACATATGTCGTAGTAAGGGGCTTCATAGACTTTCATCTTGTCTTTCTGAGAGCCAGGTAGAAATCCGATATCTCTAGTTGGAACTATTGATCGAACAATGAAGACTTTCTTGTGTGGAGTGTTCGTCTTCAGCGTTTCTTTAAGTGCAAAGTATAGTGCTAGAAATGTTTTACCAGTTCCGGCTATACCATGTAACATTAAGTTTTGACCTTCATCCCACGACTCAAAGGCTAAAGCCTGATTATCAGTCATTGGAGCAATGTCGCTCTTAACTGTAAATCCTGATGAAAGTTGATTATCTGTGTCTAATATCCCCTGTTGTCTTAGTACTCGTCTTTGCCTTTTAGTTAGTCTTTCTTGTTGTTGTGCAGGCATTAAAAAATCCTTATCTGTCTCTGATTGTAGACCCCGCATTCTTCTTCTTAATATCTTTCAATAAGTCGTTAAAGCCGGAATCGTGTTTTTTGATACCCAAGCGGGCAGAATCACCAATTGCTGGCGCATGAATGATTTTCTTCATATGAGGATTATCTATATCGAACTGTTCCATTGTTGAAATGGACATCATGTGATCACTTATTTCACCAGTTTCTTCATTCTTGTATTGATATATAGGCATTCTAAATTCTCCGAGTTATAAAAAAAGAGAGCAATACTAGATTGCTCTCAAACGTCACATCTACCATAATGATATTTATATCAAATGAAGCCCCTTATGAGAGCATTTCATAGATTTCTTTCCAATTTTGAACTGCCGGTATATCATCGTTAGTGTAGTCACCTTGATGGTCATGCTGTATCAGTACAGCACTCAAACCAAGACGATCACCTAACTCAGCGTTCTTAATCTTATCTTCAACCCAAACACAACCACTATCAAGATAAGGAAGAAGTGCTTCGTCTTTATCAGCACCAGTGTCAAGACATTGAACTTTCTCAAACGCTGTTTCACCAAACAGATTGCTCAAGTTTTGTTCTCTCAACTTGTTGGCATGACGATTAAGAGTCATACTGGTGATGCAATGGAAAACGTAACCCAACTCCTCATGAATCTTCTTAACATACTTTACAGAATCTCGAAGGGGTGGTAGACAACACATATTTGCGCTTTCGTTAAAATGGCGAATCAGTTTCTTCATCTCTGGCTTAGGCATATCAAATGTCTTAGCCATAGAGTATTCAACATCGTTCTTGATCTCATAACCCTTCTCTATCATCCAGAGTTTAAAGCTATGTTCCCAATCAAGAAGAACACCATCACAATCAACCAATATAATCTTATTATTCACTTCACTTCCTTATCATCAAAATACTCTGTATTATAGCATAACTATCACACATAAGTCAAGCATTACTTGAAGTATTTCTCAAGCATTTCATACTTATCATGGTACTCAGCCATCTTTTCTAACTCATTCTCGATGGTTTCCATAATGTCTGGATGTTCAGCTAGTCCTACGTTATTGTCTAATAATACATCAATGTTCATTTTATGCTTACCTGCTTGTGCTTGCATATAAGACATTGACGCTAGAATTAGATCGGCTCTACGATTCTTCATATTAAATTCCTACTTTAGATTACGAAATCATCACCTGGTTTCCAAGCACAGCCTGTTAAACCACCTGCTTGTAATGCTTTGAGTGTACGCAATACTTCTTGAGCATTACGACCAGTATCAAGCGCATTCACTGAAACGTGTTGAATAGTTCCTTTGGGATTGATAATAAATGTTGCTCGTTGAGCCACACATTCTTGATAGTCAACTACACCACAATCTCTTGCAAGCCTTAGACCACAATCTGCGAGTAGGGTGTGTTGGATTTTTCCGATTAGATCGTTGTCTTTCTTCCAAGCAAGTTTACAGAACTCGTTGTCTCCGCTAATACCTAAAACATTAGCATACTCAACTAGATCATCCATTCCTGCAATTTCAGTCGGACAAATAAAGGTAAAGTCTTTAGGGTAAAAGTAGACTACAGACCATTTTCCATTGTTAAGATCATCACTGTTGACCTTTACAAATTCATTGTTCACATCTACGCCATTCAAGTTAAACTCTGGGAACTGACTCCCAACTGCTGTTATCATACTATAACTCCATAATTAAAATTTACTTAGAAAGAATCTCGGTTCTTTCTCTTTTGCTTTCTCGCTTCTTGGATTTTTGCTTTACGCTTGTCGTACCGCTTTGAGTCCTTTTTACTATCAAAGTCCTCATCCATCCACTCACGAAACTTCTTGCTTTTGTTTTTACTCATGACTTTTACACTCTTACACTTTACACTTTATGATTCGTTTTTCTTAGGTCGACCACGACCACGTTTTACTGGAATTGGATTAACGATGCCACCTGGAAATGCTTTGTTAATCACTTCAGGAGAAAGATCTGGATACGGCTCTTTAGCAATAGTTCTTATCACTAGTTGAGCATCGTCTGCGTCAACAGACTCTAGCAACTGAATAAACAATGCTTCCTTTCTCACTCTGGTCAAGTCTTTACCATCTTTCATCTGCTCGACAAAGTACGGCATCTTTCGCATCTCACGATATAGTAGTCCATGAGACTCGTGTATATCTGAAGGAGTATATGGTGGTGGAGTATCAGGCAAGTCGAATGTCCATCTCTCATCACACATCAAGGCGAGAATATCTTTCAACGCTCTTGATTCATTTCTTTTCAGTATTGAGACTTTCTCTTCAACTGTTTCAGCTTTTCGGGCAGTGTTAACAATCTCTGCCAGAGATAATGTAGTCATTTTAAAACTCCGTTATACATTCCATTAAATTTCTAAGTTTATTTTTGATAAAGTAGTTCAGTAACTGACTTCTATCTTTACCATTCTCTTCATACCAAGCTTTGAGAATCTGATCTTTCATGCCTTGAGGCACTTCAGAGAGATCGATCAATGCTTTGTTACGCATATAGTTACGCTTTACTTCATCCTGCATATTATTTATATCACTCCACTCAGCAATGCGCTTTTGGGTAATAGGACGCTGACGTATGCCCATCACAAAAGAATTGTCAGCAGATAGAACATTTGGTATTCCATCACCCGCATCACCTTTAAGTAGATGCTCTGCAAGATATTTCTCTGGGTTTGCATTAGAGATCCATCGCTTTCTTACAGGATCATACTGCTTCACGTTGGCATACTTGTGTAACTGTATATAATCCTTATCTCCAGATAGAATCAGAATGGGTTCTCCCACATTCAATTCAGTCCCCTCTTCATGAGTAACAACACCAATGATATCATCAGCTTCGCAGGTTTCTATCTGAATGACTTTATATGGAAAGAACGTCTTCAGTTCATCACGAATAGTATTCAGTGCCTGAAAGATAGCATTCCAATCCATCTCAGACTTATCTCTAGTCTTCTTACGATTAGCCTTATAGTATGGATACATCTGTCTGCGCCAATAATTAGTATCGTCACAGCAGATAACAAGTTCACCAAACTCAGCACTAAACTTTTTACGGTTTGCTCTCAATGTGTTTAAGATCATATGCCTAAGCATACTTACGTCAATCTCTGCGTTCTGATGATTACCAATCTGCATCATCATATTCGCAATCATGACCTGGTTCATATCAACCAATATCATCATCTATCTCCTAACTTAATTTATATTATTACAATAATAGCATAAGTTAATAGTGTTTGTCAAGTAAAATTTCATTGTTTTTCCCAAGTCTGTTCAGAAGTCAACTTAAAACTACCGATGTGTATCTGACTTTTCCAAGTTTCTGGCTCAATCATACTAATAAACAGACCACCTTCGCTATCATATAAGTGATAGACTTCTCCAACAACTGGTACAATGTTACATCTTGCGTTGTACATTAATGCCGTATCTAATGTTAGTTCTACCAGTTTGAAGTACTCGTCTTTGAGTGCATCAAACTTTGTCTCTAGTTGATGGGTTGCGCTAATCCCTCTCTCCTTACTCTTGGTAAGGACATCTGGAACAGTGAAAGCGGGCGCACCAACATTCGTTGGATAAGACATAAGTGCTGGCGCATCAACTACATTGTCTGGCTTACTCTTCGATCCCATCAAAATATTCTTCCATATCTGCGATAAAGTCGTCTAGTATTTTCTGTATAGGCTGTTCGATCTTTTCCTCAGCATCTTCAAATAAAGTATCAGATATCTGTTGGAAAGGATACTCCTCTCCGATAGCACGATAAACAAGAGACTTAGATGCCTCTACAATAGTCATTATATCAAGCATTGATTTAGGATTATTCTCTACATCAATACCCATTCCCCTCAAAGCCCACACAGTCTCTCTAGCATTAACTAGAGCGAATATCTCTGCGACTTCCTTGTCACTTTCTAGCACGAGTTCCTCTATCTCTTCGTCTCGTTTCTTTCGCTTTTCAAAGGCTTTAGTGAAGTCTACTACATTATCCTTCATTTGTTTACCTTCAGAATCACGGTATCAGCGTTGATTCTAGCATCAGTAGGCTTCTGGGCAGTCTTGAGTGCTTTAAGTGCCTTCAATGCTCTCAGTTTAGTCACTTTATTGATAGAGTCAATAGTCTCTTCAGGTTTACGCAACTTCTTCTTGAACGACAACTCTTCGTCATAGTTCTTGATTGACGTACCTTTCACGATAAACCCATCGTTGTTGTTTGTCACTAGATACTTGATAACTCGTGTCTTAGTGTTAAACAGATAGACTTCAGTAGCACCAACAATGTATGCGGGGCTTGTACTGGTTATCTTATACTCAGCAGACTCTTTTTGATAGATCACTTTCTCGACTTGCTTCGTTGCAGGTGTTGCTTTTTTAGCACGAGGTTTGCGTGTTGCTTTCTTACTCAACACATACTTCTCGCCATCAGTGACGAATCCAGAGACTAGAGTCAATAGCTTCTTTTGCTCGGAAAGCGTCATATGATCGTATCCTTCGACTAGATCGTCTGGCTTATCAGTAATTAATTCAGTCAACTCTGATTGAAGTTCTACATAGAACTTAACGATATCTCTAGCACTTTGCGTAGCCGCATCAATTCCTTTTAGATATGAGTATAGTGAGAACTTCTTATCTAATGTGCCGTCTAAGTGTTCATCAATGAAGCCTTCGATCTCACCCATAACTCCAAGAGTTTTCTCTTTTAATAGTTCAGATGGATTCTTCTTTTTAGCGGCAGGCTTATCGTCTTCTTCAACTTCTTCGACTTTGTTGTCAATATTGATTTGTCCGAATCTTAGGATCTCATCTACGTTGTCGTTGATAAAATCAATTTCGGGTAGATCGAGTTCTGCACCCATTAGTTGCATCTTCATTAGAGATGCTACTGTGGCTGATACTCTCCAGTCATCACTCGCTTTGAATGTTTTGAGGTCGCTTGGGCGATTAGCTTTGATCCACTCTGTTGCCCAAGAAACGTAGGATTTCTTTTCATAAAAGTATCCATAGTGACGCAGAGTCTCTAGGATATTCTTTCGATATTCTTCAGGTTTTACGGATGACCAATCAATAGTCTCTCGACCAATGTTGCTCTCTTCCGCTAACTTTGCGGCATTACCCCTTCGAGGTATTACACGTTTTTTAGCTTTAGCCATTATTTACTCCAACAGTATAAAGATCTATGATAACATAACAATTGTGGCTTGTCAATAGTTATATAGTAATTAGCCTCATCCGACAGTATGTTTAGGTATCGCTTTTGACGATGATATATTACATACTGCCAGATAAGGACTTATAACACTACGATTTTATGCCAGATGGAGTATCTATTCCATCAACTGATCGAACACTATCCCATCGGAAAGATCTCCACCCATTGACAGTCTCATCCCAAACTGCTTGAGTAGTGTCGGAAAGTTTTTGGGCTCTAGACGTAGATGCAACATCTGGATACTTAACAGTAAAATCATTAAGAGTTGCTGTCATATCTCTTAATTCACCATTAGCTTTTAGGAAAGTTAAACTAACAGAACCTTCTTTCATTTTATTAACGATATCAGACTTTTTCATTGTACTTCTCCATTATTAAGGTTAATTATATATTCATCAATTTTATGAGTCAATTCGGCGTAACCACCGATATGATCTCCTTTCCAAAGGATCTGAGGTATACTCTCTATGTCAGGAAACAATTCTACAAACTGTCTAGTGACATCAGGATCTTGAACGTCTAGGAATTTATATTCCACATCCATTGCTTCACACATCTGCTTACATAATAGACAGTGAAGACAGGTGTTAGATCCAAATATAGTTACCATATATCCCTCCGAATTTCGTACATTATATCAAGATTCTTCGTCTTTGTCAAGTTTTAATCCATAATTAATAAAGGTCAATTTCTGATCATCAGACCATTCTGCTAGATAATCATTATCTCTATCAAACAATTCTAGGACAGCATCTTCTTCCATCCACTCAGTATCAAGTATAGTTTCGCCTAG